AAAACAAATTAAAACAATGACAACTTGGACAAAGACCGCTAAACTTGAAGACGGAACAGAACAAGTTGTAAAAGCAGTACACTTTACAAGGAAAAGACGAAAAAGACTTTGTAAACTTGTATTTGACGAATGCCCTGTTGAACGAAACGAGCAAGAAACAATTTTAAGTGCTTTAAAAAATGACGCAAACAAAGCCATAAGTGATAAATCAATTAGATACAAGGAAGTTGCCTACACAAAACGAATATTGCAAGCTGTAGTATTCGGTGTGTTCTTTGCATTTATTGGTTATACACTTAAAAACGGAATTGGTTGGGAGCAAGTGGCAAGTATGGTTATGTGTATCACTACAATGTTCACTACTGGCGTTATCTCGTTTAGCGAAGGTGAAGTCTGCAAACGTGTTTACAAATCAAATTTCTATCTCGAACTTGGAAACTTCATTGACCGCTTCTTCGAGTGGGACTTAAAAAGAATTGAAAAGAGCGAATAAAACCGCTCTTTTTTTATGCATAATTTTTTTCAGAAAAATATAAAAAATAGTTGACAAGCCATTTTAAAAGCATTATAATGGTGCCAATAAAACAAAAGGAGAGAGATAGGAATGAAAAAAGTTCAACTAACAGACGAAGAAGTTGCGTTCTTGAAGTCGGCACTTAAAGTTACTTATTCGAAGTTGCGATACACTCTTAATAGCTTATGTGCTGGAAAACTTCCACTTATGAATGACAAGTTCTTCAAAAATATTTTAAGAGATAAAGAGAATTGTTACAAAATAATAACAAAAATTAAAGATGACGACGATTTTATTTGTGAAATCTGCGGTGAAACCTTAAAGAAATATTATGAAGGTGGAGCACCTAATGTTTGTGCTGGTTGCGTTCCACCATTGGAGAATGAAGATAATGACTTCTACGACTAAACTGCAGGATAGATTTCTTGATATTGGTTATGTTGAAGAAATCTTGAAAAGAAACAAATACATTAAAAGTGGTCAAGTAAAGTTTGAAATCGACAAAAGCAAGAATGATTTCAGCAAAAGCATTTATATAAAGTTCTCTACAAAGATTGTTGAGTTTAATTACTATTGGAAGCACAATACCTTAAGAGTAAGTGACCACTATCAAAAAGATTGCCCACATAAGCAATTTATTGTAACACTAGGACAACCACGAACAAGAAAAATGTTGCCTTTGTTTGAAAGAACAATTGATAACCAATGTAAAATGGCACTTAATGAAGAGTTTTGTCACAAGTTAAAAAGATATGCAACTACAAGGAGAGAAGAAAACGGCTATGAATAAAAGGCAATGGAAAAAACGTCTAAAAAAAGAAAAATTAGAAAGGGAAGCAATCGAAAAAAGATTTGGAGTGGATACATGGCTTTCAAATATATTTTTTCAAAACTTAGCCGAGCATTTTTTAAATGAAACGATTAGTGATGATTGTGGCATAAGAATTGAAAGAAGAAAGCCAATGATACTTAAAGTAAGAGAATTGGGACATAACGAAAATCTAAAAGGAGATAAGAGTAATGGCAGATAAAAGATATTACTGGTTAAAATTAAAGGAAGATTATTTCAATAGTCCAAAGATTAAAAAATTGAGAAAAATTGCAGGCGGAGACACTTACACTATTATTTATTTAAAGATGCAACTTTTGAGCATAAAAAATAATGGCGTAATTGAGTTTGAAAAAATAGAACCTACATTCCAAGAAGAGTTGGCACTTAAACTTGATGAAGATGTTGAAAATGTTGGAATTACTTTGTCTTATCTTCAAACACAAGGTTTAATTGAAGTAAATAATAACAACGAGTTTCTGCTATTAGAAGCAAATGATAATATTGGAAGTGAAAGTGAAAGTGCTAAAAGAGTTAGACTTTTTAGAGAGAGAGAAGACCAAAAAGAAGTGGTCTATAAAGAGCCTAAAAGTAATGCTATAAGACAAAGACAGTTTAGAGCGAAAGAAATTTGTAAACAAGTTCAACACATCCCACTTATCGAAGATTATATAAATAACAAGAGATATAATGGCAATTATTATCTTGTCTTTAAGAGGGATGAAATGAAATGTGCTATTTGTGGCGGAATTGAAAATTTATGTGTTCATCATATTGATGGTTACAATGAACTTAAACCTCAAAATAACAATGAAAACAAGTTGATAACACTCTGTCGAGAATGTCATAGCAAGGTTCATTCCAACACACTACAAATACCAAAAACTAAACTTGAAAGTATTGATTATTATGATAACTGTAACGAAAATAACGAAATTTGTAACGGAAGTGTAACGGAAGTGAAACAAACCTCTATATCTAATTCTAATTCTAATTCTAATATTATAAATAATAAATCAAAAGAAAAAGAAGAAGAAAAAGAAAAGGCTGAAGAGCCTAAACATAGATACGGAGAATACCAAAATGTTTATCTAAAAGATAGTGAAGTTGCAACTCTTAACAAGACTTATGGAGAAGATAGGGCAAAGGAAGCAATCAAATATCTTGACGAATATATTGAGATGAAGGGCTACAAGGCTAAAAGCCATTATCTAGCAATCAGAAAGTGGGTATTTAGTGCTTTAAAGAGAGAAGAACAAGAAAAGAACCCACAACAAACAATTGATTATTCAAACATGTACACAGAAGAACAATTAAAAAGGTATAGAGAAAGGGGATAAAGTTATGGAACTTAATTTCGAAGATATTTTTAATAGTAAGATTGGAGAAATCAGACAAGGCGAATATGCCAAAGACGGAAAGCCTTATTGTTGTATCTGCAATGCACCTAGGTTTGCCGTGGTTGGTGAAGGTGACGAAAAGCATTATGTCAGAGCGTTGTGCAAATGCCAGCAAGAAAGAATTGCTAAAAGGGAAGAAGCTGAAAGGGTTGAAAGGAACCGCCAAAAATTCCTTTACAATCAAAGACTTTCAATGATTGGTGAGAAATACCTTAATGCTACCTTTTCTAGGGCGAAAATTACCCCTAGAAACGAAAAAGTGTTCAATAGCGTTAAAACATACGTGGAACATGCAAACGAGTGTTTAAGGGGCAATTTAGGGCTTTATATCTATGGTGAGAACTCTACTGGCAAAACATATTTAACTGCATGCATGTGTAACGCATTAATTGAGAAAGGTTTTAGTTGCATTTATACAAGCATTCCATTCTTGTTGGCACAGATACAGAACAGCTTTAATGGTGACAGCAATTTAGGGCTTGCGAAGATTGTTGACATGTTAAGTGATAAGGACTTTGTATTTATTGACGACCTTGGTAAAGAGTTTATTGGAAGACAAGGCGGAACGAACTCTGGAAAGTTTGCAGAACGAGTTTTGCTTGAAGTGTTGAATGCTCGATACAACAACAGCTTACCAGTTATATTTAGTTCAAATTACTCGCTTGAAGACTTCGCAACAAAATTTGGACTTGACCCAGCAATCATTGAAAGAGTAAACGAAATGTCTACAAGGGTTTTGAAACTTACTGGTGACAATTTCAGAAACGAAGAATTAAAAAGAAAGACCGCAATCGCGGAAAGGTTGGGAATTTAAAATGAGAACAATAATTATTAAAACAGACAGAAGCGTAAGTGATACAGCAGTGCTTCAAGAACTTAAAAGATTGAGAAAAGAAAATGCAGAACTCAAAGAAACTGTTAAACTTCAAAACGAAGCACTTGATTATGGGGTGTGGGATATCTGCAATAAATACCGAATGGGCATTACTCAAAAAGAACTCAAAGAATTTTACCTTACACTTGCAAGTGCTCTTTTGAGAAACAAAGAAGAAAAAAATAAAAAAATTTAAAAATATTTCAAAAATCAGTTGACATACACTTTTAAAAGGTATATAATGGGCATAATCAAAGGAGAGATAGAAAAATGATTTACGAAAAACTTTTAGCGGTGCAAGGAAGCCTTAAAGCACCAAAAGGACAAAGAAACACATTTGGAAACTACAATTATCGTAGCTGTGAAGACATTTTGGAAGCGGTTAAACCACATTTGCAAAAGAATAAAGCAACAATCGTTTTGACCGACGAAGTTGTTTTAATTGGTGAAAGATATTATGTTAAAGTTACTGCAAGATTTATTGATACAGAAACTGGCGAAGAAATCACCAATACAGCATATGCAAGAGAAGAAGAAGTTAAGAAAGGAATGGACGGAAGCCAAATCACTGGCGCAAGTTCATCATATGCTAGAAAATATGCACTTAACGGACTTCTTGACATTGATGACAACAAAGATAGTGACACAACCAACACTGAACCAATTACAAAGGAACAAGTTGAGAGAATTAAAGAACTCAATGTTATTGTTGAGAATGTTTTGAGAAAGTTTAAAATCGCAAAACTTGAAGACTTGACTTATTCACAAGCCGAAATGATTATTAGGGCAAAAGAAAAATCTTTGGAGAATAAATAAAATGAGAATTGAACTCGAAGAGAAAAACCACACCTATTTTGTTGACGGAGAAATCGCAAGTATTTCAATTACCGAGTTGTTGAGAAAGCATGGACTTGCACCTGACTATGGAAACGTTTCAAAAACAAAACTTGCAGAACGTTCCGAAGTTGGGAAGGAAGTGCATAAAGACTTGGAATATGTTCTTAACAAGGCGAAATACACTCCTAAAACACAACAAGGCAAAGACTTTAAAAGGTGGGTAACCAAAAACATTGATTGTGGTGTTGGCGAACAAATGTTGGCTTACGAGAAAGAAGGAGTTATCTTTGCTGGAACTGCCGACGTTATGGCTTTCATGAAAGACGGAAGCCTAATGGTTGGTGACCACAAAAATACATTCGCTTTCCACAGAGAGTATGTGTCATGGCAAGTAAGTTTGCTTGACTACTTTGCAAGACAACTTGAAGAACCAGTAAACGGAAACAACATTCATTGGAAAGGTGCGACAAAGTTTTATTGTTTCCACTACGACACAACTACTGGAAAAATGAAAGTCATTGAACTTGACAAGGTTCCTGACGAAGAAATTGAAAAACTTATCAACTGTGAAATTGCTGGCGAAACATATAAACGACCAGTACTCGTTGTTGATAAAGACTTGCAAGTTGCGTTTGAAGAAGCCGAAAACTATTTAATTGCAAAAGAAAGAGAGTTTAAAATGGCTGAAGCAAAAGCGAAAGACCTTCGTCAAAAACTTTGTGATTTGTGTGAACAACAAGGCATTAAAAGTTGGGAAACACCTGACGGGCTTGTAAAAATCACATATATCGCACCAAGCGACAATATCACGGTTGACAGCAAGAAACTTAAAGAAGAATTTCCAAAAGCCTATATCGAGTGCCAAAAACTTTACAAGAAAAAATCATTTATTCGAGTAACCATAAGAGATGGAGAAGAATAAAGTAATTCTCGCAGACACTCGAAACCAAGTTGACGACTTTGTTGTTAAAGAACTTGAAAGACTAGGCTACACGGTAAGGCGAACAACTTTGCCGTTTGGGGACTTCGCTTTAATGGACAATATAACATATGCTGTTGATATTAAAAGTTCGAGTGGTGGAGTTATCGAAGTTGCCAAGAACATATGTTCCAGTGACCACGCAAGGTTAAGGAGAGAAATCTTGAAGTGTGCTGAATGGGGTGGAGAGATATGTTTCTTGGTGGCAAACAATGACGGAATAACCAATGTCGAACAATTAAAGGACTGGCAATCACCTTGCTACAAGTGGAATGTAAAGAAAGACGGAGTTGTTGTTCATAGAAAGGGCGAACCGCTTACAAGAGTAAAAGGCGAAACACTTATGAAAGCAATCAAGACCATTTGTGAGCCGAACCACTACAAACAAGGGCTTACGGTTAGATTTACATTTGTGGCAAAGGAAAAAGCTGGTGCTAAAATCATACAAATACTAGAATGGTGGAGAAACCAAAAGGAGAAGAAATGGCAAGACAAAAAAGAGACCTGAAAGAATTACGTGAACTTGTTAAAGTTGACCGACCAAAAGCCATGTATATTTTTAGTCTTCAATATAAAAAGAAACTCAAAAGATATATTACAAAGGAAGGCTATGTGGCTTACGACGCAAACGAGTTGTCTAAAATTCAGCGAAACGCTCATAGGGGTCGCCCAAGAAAAGAAATTTAAAAACAAAGATAGTAGGAGAAAAAACAAAAATGAACCAATTAACTGTATTTGGTAGGGTTGTTAGAACCCCTAAACTTGAAACCACTAATGGTGGAACAACATACACAAGATTTTCAATTGCAAGCAACGCAAGGGGCAAAGACGAAAATGGTGAGCCACTTGTGAACTTCTTTGACTGCATTGCATGGAAAGGTATTGCAGAAACAATCACAAAATACTTTGGTAAAGGTGACCGCATTGTTGCCTTTGGAGAACTCAACCAAAGAGAATATGAAAACATGCAAGGGCAAAAAATTAAAAAGTTTGACTTCTGCGTAAACAATATTGATTTTGTGGAAAGCAAAACTGAAAAAGATAAAAACAGAGAAGCAGAAGAAAAGGAAGCAAAGCAACTAGAACTTCAAGAAGTTGACGATGACAACCTTCCTTTCTAGGAAATAGTTGGGTTTGTGGTTAGCCCAAGAAACCGCGGTATGGGTGTATAACTTAACTTGGAAAAGTTTTTCGCTAGCACTTAACAAAGAGTTGTTAATGCAGGTTCGAGTCCTGCTACACCCACCACGACGGAGTTAGACGAGCCGATTTGATATATAAACATATCGGTAGAGTGTGTATTAGGCGTCTATAAGGAAGAAACAGCGTGGTCAAGGCTTCCCCACAGAGAAGTGGACTTATTGCTATGACGATAGCGTAAGTGAAACACAGCGTAACTGCAAAAGAACAAGGAACGGTCGACAGCCTTGTGTGAGTAGTTATGTTTAATGGAGAGTTGGCAGAGTAGGTTTAATGCACTGGTTTGCTAAACCAGCAACCGTTAAAATGGTTCGCAAGTTCAAATCTTGCACTCTCCGCCATAATATCAAAAACAAGTCAAAATTTCGGTCTAGGAGACGAGTTTTATGCAGTTAAGTATAGAACAACAAGGAATGGTAGAAAGTGCCTTGTGGGTGGTAAATTTCGCCTTAAAACAGCATAACCAACCGCATAATGAAGATTTAAGGCAGTCAACTATTCTTTATTTGTGTAAGTGTGTACAAGGGTTTGACCCTAATCAAGGTGTGAAGTGGACAACATTCGCTTACAAAAACGCATTCTTTTATATTAAGCGTTCAATAAAAAAGGAAAAAGAAAAGGTTGAAGCACTTTATTCAGAGAACATAGAAGACTTTGAAAGTTACATAGGAACCGAAGATGTTTTCTCTGAAGATAAATTTACTCTTGAAAAATTGTATAAAAGGTTGACCGAAACAGAGAAAGAAGTTTTGGAACTTCGTAAGCAAGGTTTTAGGGTTGACGAAATCTGTTCTATGACCAATTACACATTGACAAAAGTAAAAAGAACTTTTAAAAGTATTAAAGAAAAAGCGAGGGATAATTTTATGTTTATGAAAAAATCAAAAATTAGCAAAGACGACCAAGAATTTATAGTTGAAATGTATTTTGACAGAATGTGGAACTATTCAAGGTTACTTGAACACTTTGGTGGCAAATATGTTTATGCAGACCTTAAAAACTTCTTGGACTGGTACATTGAGAATACAGGAGTTGTAAGAAATGCCTAGGAAGAAGAAAATTGAAGCCAAACCACAAAAAAACTTTGCACTGCTTATAATTTCAATCACTTTGTTAGTGCTTTGTAGTGCTTACATGGTGACATTTGCTGTTTTGCACATTGCTGGAGTTATGCAACCAACCGCCATGGACTACGGCTGGTGGGGTGCTGGTATTTACTTTGGCATTGTTGGGCTGATTTGGGAAAAGAAAACACGAGTTCCTAGATGGGAAAGACAAAAAAAATAGGTTGGAAAATTTCCAGCCTTTTTTGCTGAAAAAATATTTATAAAAAAAATTAAAAATATTTTAAAAAATGATTGACAAGCCATTTAGTAGGGTGTATAATAGTGCCAATAAAACAAAAGGAGAGATAAATTATGAAAAATAAAAAATTTAAAATTGGTGACAGAGTTGTTGCGGTTAAGCCTGTCGGATACAAAGGAGTGAAAGGAGTTAAAGGCACCGTTATTGGTTTTCTTGGCAAGTATATAAGTAAGGACACTCTTGTGGCTGTTAAATTTGATGAGGATATCGGTGGGCACGACTGTTCAATGGCTGGGGCTTCTTGCGAAAGTGGTTATGGTTGGCATTGTGAAAAAGATAAAATTAAAAAAATTGAAGAAGAAAAAGTCATTTTTAATGGCAAAGCCACAATTCTTTTCAAAGACGGAAAAAAGTTTGTATCAAAATGCGACAACGAAGATACCTATGACAAGGAAAAAGGTTTGCTTCTCTGCATTGCAAAATCTGCTGGTTATACCTATGACGACATTTTGAGACTTTTGAGAACGGCAAAAAAACCTGTTAAAGAAGTGAAAAGACAAGCAGGAAAAGGCGAATACATTAAAATTGTAAACAGATTATACGATTGCAGCTATAAAAATGGAGATATAATGCATGTAACATTCTCGAAAAATGGTGTAGGGGTTTGTTGTAGTGGAACTCCAGTTCTGAATAGCGAATATGTAGTCCTTGAAAATTATGTTCCAAAGGAGAAATAGTCCATGAAAGGTCAATACGATAAGCCATTTTACATTTCAGCCGATGTGTATAATCACTTTTCGAAAGAAGACAAACAGAAGTTTCTTATTGCGATGTTGAAAGACATTATTCGCAAACTGAAACACCAATATAAAGAAATTAAAGTAACCGAAGTAGAAACACCTTTTGTTGTGAAAGACCCAACGAATGCTCACATTTTAAAGGTTCTTCCGCTTATAAGGTTTAACTATAAAGAAAAAGATAAAAAGTCGAAAGATAGTGTGGTAAATCAAGGCGAAAATGCCACCGTAAAGCCACAAAATGAATATATGATTAAACCATATATGCACCAAATTGTGAAAAAGGACGGTGAGTAAAATGAATATTAAAAGTCAACTAAACGAAGCAATAAAATGGACTTCAAGTAAATTTAACGAATATAGAAAAGCAGAAGTTATTGATAAAATCTTAAAAATGAAACCTAATACTTGGTTACATTTTGAGTGTGGTAGTTACGGTGAAAACAGTTGGAATGATGGTTACCATTATACCATTCATAGAACAGAAACAAGTATTTATATATTCAATTCTCAAACGAATGATTGTATTTGTTGTATAAAGGTTGGTAAGTAGAATGGAAAGATTGACACAAAAACACGATTTTTTTGAATATGTTTTGCCAGAGCAAAATGCCGTTGGAAATATTCAGGCAAATGAAATTTTAATTGGAGACACTGAATACACTGCAAAGAAATATATATATGGTGCATTTACAAAAAAATTATAAAGGTGATATAAAATTTACTAAATTGGGAGAATAGGTTATGGAAGAAAAAGAAAGATATAAAATGAATGACGAAGATTGTCTTATTGATAATGAACAAAACACTATAATTTGTAATTTTTGTGAATTGACCATATTCCCTGAAATTGTTATCGATTTACTTAACCAGCAAGACAAACGTATTAAAGAGTTGGAAGCAACCAATAAAGTATTGTCAAACGAACTGACAAAAAATAATATTATAAAACAAGATAGATTAGAAACTTGTTGTGGCATACCAATTTATGAAATACCAACACTTAAGCAATCACAAAATCAAAAGGCGATTGAATGCTTTGAAAAATTCAAAGAGTTCTGCAAAAAAAACGAAAGTCCTTCATTTAGTGAAAGCCTTGCAGGTTATTGGTTCTTATCTGCAAGGGAAGTATTTGAGTATATTGGCAACCAAATCGAAGAACTTAAAGGAGAAAAATAATGAAAATATTATGTGTTGAAGATGGCAGTGTGGACTTAGACGCACTTGAAAGAGAACCATTAAGAGATGGTAAAATTTTGGTATATAGACAAGGTGCAACTTTGCCATATGTTTTGGAATTGAATGATAATGATGCAAAATTGGAAGAACTTTTAGAAAGAAGAGCATTTGCTGTCAGAGAATTAAAGGAAATTCAAACTCAATTAGTCAGAAATAATAAACGAAAATGTTTAGACTATATTGTTAATCGAATTAAAGAACTAGGTGGTGGAGAGAATGAATAAAGAAATTTATTTGGAAAGTGAAGATAAAAAATATAAATGCTGTGCAGTCTTAACTGACAGCCTTAATTACATGCTTTTAGTGGAAGAAAAAGCCGATGGTCTTCATCTCCTTATGGAAGCAAGAAACGGAAGATGTGTAACCGAGAAGAACCCATCACATTTGTTTAAGTGTTTTGCAAAAGCTTTAGAAGACAAACGAAAAGAAAAAAATAAACAATAAAAGGAAATGAAGAGAGATATGAGAACATTGATATTATTGAGGGGAACCCCTGGGTCGGGCAAAAGTACTTGGCTTAAAAAGAAAGGGCTTATGCCATATGTTTTAAGCGCAGACAATATTCGTTTACTTTATAAAAGTCCAGCAATAGATAGTTTGGGAAATACAAGTATAGACCAATCAACAAATAGAGACGCATGGAAGACACTTTTTGAAATCTTGGAAAAAAGAATGAGTATTGGCGAGTTTACAATCATTGACGCTTGCAACAGCAAAACAAGCGAAATGAATTTGTACAAATCTTTGGCAGAAAAGTATAGATACAGAATTTACTGCGTTGACTTCACAGACATTCCGATTGAAAAGGCTAAAAAGTGGAACAAGAAGAGATCAAAATATAAATGGGTGCCTGAAGAAAGCATTGACCTTTATTATTCAAGGTTTGCGACACAAAAGATGCCAAGTGGCATTAAAATAATTAATCGAAAAGATTTTGAAAAAGAAGTTTATTTCAGAAGCTTTGACTTTTCAAATTTTGAGAAAATTATGATCATTGGTGACGTGCATGGGTGTTTTACAGCTTTAACTCAAGCTTTGGGAACATTAAGTGACGATACGTTTTATATTTTCCTTGGCGATTATCTTGACCGTGGAATTGAAAATAAGCAAACGCTTGAATATTTAATGACCATCGCAGATAAAGAAAATGTTTGCTTGCTCGAAGGTAATCACGAAAAACATCTTTGGAAATACGCCAACGACGAGCCTGTTCAATCAAAAGAGTTTATGCTTCACACAAAAGACCAACTAGAAGGCATTGAAAAGAAAGACATCAGAAAGTTTTACAGAAAACTCAGACAATGCATTTTGTTTGATTATAACGGAAAGAGATATTTCTGTTCGCATGGCGGAGTAAGTGCAATTAAAAACAATCTCATATTTACACCAACTTGTGATTTTATTGACGGTGTCGGCAGTTATGACGATATTTATGACTGTGAAAAAACATTCAGAAAAAACAACCCTAAAGTTATTCAAATTCACGGGCATAGAAACCCAAATCGTGAAACAATCACAGCTAATAGTGGTAACTACAATCTTGAAGGTCAAGTAGAGTTTGGTGGTGCCTTAAGAATGGTTGAAATCACACATGGGAAGATTGAAACAAAAGAAGTTACAAATACTGTATTTAAAGTTGTTGAAGAGAAAACGAAAGAAGTTCAAAAGGAAGAAACAAAAGCTTTAACCGTGGCAAATCTTATAACAACCTTAAGAACTAACAAAAAAGCAATTGTTGAAAAGAAATTCGGCAACATCAGCTCTTTCAATTTTACAAAAAATGCTTTCTATGAAAAAAACTGGAACGATCTAACAGTAAAGGCTCGTGGTTTGTTTATCAACACAAAAGACAACACAGTTGCTAACCGTGCATATGAAAAATTCTTTAATATTGGCGAAGTTAAAGAAACTGAACTTGGTTATTTATCAACCCACTTGAAATTTCCTGTAGATTGCTATATAAAATACAATGGTTTTTTGGGCTTGCTTGGTTATGACGCAGACAACGACAAATTGTTGTTCTGTTCAAAATCGAATGTTGGCGGAGATTTCAGCAAATACTTTGAAGACATTTTCATGGAAAAATACGGTGACAAATACCAAGAAGTTTTGGACTATATAAAAGAAAACAACGTTTCACTCGTGTTCGAAGTGATTGACCCAGTAAACGACCCACACATTATAAAGTATGACCAAAAAGATATTGTTTTGCTCGACATTGTGAACCGCGAAATTAGGTTCAAAAATGCCCCTTACAGCCAACTTTATGAGTTTGCCGATAAATTACACATGAGCGTCAAGAAAAAGGCTTATACAATCAATTCTTGGGCTGATTTCCTTGTTTGGTACAATGATGTCCTTGAAGAAGATTATACATACCAAGGAAAAGTGATTGAGGGCTTTGTTATTGTCGACAGCAACAACTTCATGACTAAACTCAAACTTGACTACTACAAGTTTTGGAAACAAATGCGTTATGTGGCAGACCAAGTTATGCATGTTGGGAAGAACGGAAATCGCAAAGGTTATATTGACCGCACATCTTCGCTTACAACCGCCAAGGCAAATCTGTTCTACGGCTTTTTGAGAAAACTTTGTGAAGACGGATATGAAGGGAAAACCGATATTATAACCCTTCGAGATTTATGGAACAAGGAGAATGAAAAAGTATAAAACTCAACAACTAACCCCCACCTAAACCGAAAAATATAAGCCTTCTAAAAAATGACCCCCCTACACATTTTAGTGTAAGGGGTTTTTCTTTGCAAAAATGAAATTTGGAAAAATTAGGTTTGGGGTGCCTTAATGTGATTTTTTTTTACAGGCACGCACGCATACCACAAATTTTACAGGCACGCACGCATACCACAAAAAACAAAAAAATGTCAAGCGTTTTTTAAAAAAAAAGTTTAAAAAAATTTTTTCAAAAAAAAATAAAAAAAATTAAAAAAAATGTTGACAAGGTGGCGGCGGCGGTGTATATTATACTTGTTCGCAAGAGAAAGCGAACGCCCGACCAGACGGCGGGGAAGAAAAAAGGAGTAATACAAATGCAAAGAGTTAGAAATTTTTATCACAAAAACCAATTTGTAATAATAGGAGAGGGCAAAATAACTTTTCAAAGTTATGACAGCACCATCGCGGAAATTAACGCGGACGGGAAATTGAGATTTTTCAATGATTGGGACTATTCGCAGACAACTTTGAAACATTTATATTTATTTTTGAATGATTACAAACACGAACTAGACGCCGAAACTTACAAAAACATATTTTCAAAGGGTTTTGAATATTCAAAAAATAAAAAAGCCTTTTTACAAAAACTTATTGATGAAAAAATTGTAAAACATTACATAATATTTTAAAGGAGCAAAAAAAGGAGGACTAAAAAGATGAAAACATCACAAAAACGTGCGATTTGGTATGCTTACCAATCCAAAAAAAATGAAACAGCCAGAAGAATGATTGAAGAGGCTAAAACTAAAGGCATCGAGGTGTTGCCTTCGAAGTATCCAGAAGTTACAATAAAACGGGTTAAGAATAAATTGGCAAATTTAAACGCGGAGCACAATATATGATACACGTTGAAGATTTGGAAGCATTAAAACAAATATTCAAGGAAGAAGAAGAGAACGAAAGAACGACCGCGGAAGACTTGAAACGCCAGCGCCTAGAACTACAAGCCCGAAAAATAGCCCTAGAAGAGCGAAAGCAAGAGAGAGCCGAACAAATACACCAAGAGAAAGAGAACAGCCCGCAAAGGGTCAAAAAATCCGCCAATTCTGGCATAATTGCGAGCCTCGTTGCGTTGCTTTTGAACATGTTCATGTTGGTTGCCGTTTTCTTTTGTTTATTAAAATTTTATTGAAAAGAAAAGGCGGGAGCGGTTGCCCCTGCTTTTTTATTGCCAGCTTATAAAATAAGCCCCAAAACGCCACCAAGAAGCCACGAAAGAAAACGAGAGTATAAAATACACAAGCCAAACACAAAAACGCCTAGAAAGTGTCATTTATGACCTAAAATCAAAAGCCGTTTAAGTGCTTAAACCATCAGCCCCTGCGTTATTCCAAAACCGCCAGCCCTTTATTTTAATATTATTATTTTTTACTTATTTTTACCTTATATACTTATTTTTAGTTATTTTTACCTAAATTTAAATTATTTTTAGTTTATTTTACCTAAATTTAAATACTAATTACTAATTAAAATTTACTAATTAAAATTTACCTAAATATAAATAATAATATTATTAATTTAATTTTACCTAAATTTAACTAATTAATTACTATTTATATTTAATATTTAATTACTACCTGAGTTTAAAATATTAATTACAATTTAATTTTATTAAATTATTTAATTATTATTATATAAGTATTAAAAGAAAAACTAAAAGTTATCAAAAAGAACTAGTTACACTATCAAGAAAAAGTGAATGAAAAGGTCAAAGAAAGTCAAAAGCCCTACACCCAGGTAGGAATTAGAGAGAATGTGGGGGACCACATTTTAACCCACGGAATAATTTACCTATGGAATATCCTACCGCATTGGTAGGAATTAAAGGTGGGAAAAAATATAGGGGCTAAACCTTTTTTTTGAAAAAAGTGTATAATATAAGTAACGACAGGGCGAAGAAGGGAAGCCCGAGAAACTCATTTTAAGTGGAGAGAGAAGATGGGAAGAACGATGAAGACGCCAAAGGAGTCACCTGTTAAGAAGGCTTTGACGACAAACAAGAAAGAGAATGCGGTTAAGAAGTATAAGTTCTTTACTGCGGAAGAACAAGAAGCCTACGAGAAGATGAACGTAAGGCGAAGGGCATACATTGATTACAGGGGTCAAGGGTACGGGTTGAAGCAGTCGGCACTTATGGCTGGGTTTGGCGGAAACAATCCTAGTCAGAGCGGATATCTGCAAGAGTATAAGACACCTATGATTAAGCATTTAATTGAAGTGATACAAAAGCAGAACTCTGCGGTAAACTTTATAAAAGGCGAAGGTTCCGAAGGGCGAAAGCTTGATGCACTTGCACTACAAGAGAATGCGGAGAAAACTTTGGAGAAGGCTGGTGCGATAGACGGGGAAACCGCTAAACGCATACAACTTTACAGAGACATTGTAAACGGCAAGATTAAGAGTGTTAAAAAGGTGTCAAGATACAATAACATGGGTGCATTGATTGAAACTCGTGTTGAAGAAACTTCACCTATTGAAATGCGAATACAGGCTCGAAAGGAACTAGACAAGATTTTAGGGCTTAACCAGTTAATTGATGTTGGTTCCATACAAGCTGGCGGTGACATAACGATTAACATAGTTGATGCTTCTAAAAAGGAAGAACTTGAAGACGACAGAAACAAAGTTACACTTGACCTTGATAAGGTTGAAGTGGTTGACGGCAAAGAAGTTTATGTTATGGGCGAAGAAGAAAAAACTGTGAACACTAAAAAGGCGCCTAAAAAAGACATTGACGACGACGAAGACGACGACGAAGAAAAGGACGATTAGCCTATGGCAGAACCTTTAAGCAATGAAGCCTTTCTTGAAAAGCAAGGACTTAACAAGGAACTACTAAACAACAATGGACTTTCTGCTACAAACTTGCTCATACCTGATGTTTACAAGGAAATCTTCTTAAACAACTACCGATACTTCATACTTTCTTCTGGTCGTATATCTGGAAAGACCAGCATACTTGTTGCTATTTGGTGGGTGTTCTTTAACAAGTTTAAAGACCGTGACATTGTTATCTTGCAAGCAACGGCTACCGAAATCAAGGACAGCATTATTAACGAGATTGAAAAGTTCTTGCGAAACTCTGGCTTCGATGTTGGTGAAGACCCTAGTTGCGAATTTTACATTCCTAAAAGCAAAGACCGAATTATTCGCAATGGACAGACAGGCGGAACCTACTTTTACCCTATTACCGATAGTAAGGGTGGTCAGCGTTCTCGTGGTATTAACACTCGTAATAAACTTTCCCTTGTACTTTACGAAGAAGCGCAGAAAAATAAAGACGGCAACGTTGTTGAACAATCAGTTATTACTTTCATTCGACAATTAGACGAACAAGCAAAACTTATAATTGTTGGTAACAATGAAACCGTTGGGCATTGGTTTGTTGATTATGTAAACGATAAACGACAAGACCCTGAATGGTGCTACATTTATGCTAACTGCTACAACATTTGGAACTTGCTAAACGAACAGACAAGGTCTTACATTGAAAACTTTAAGAAAGTAAACTACACCGAATTTAGGCGTGTCTTCCTTGGAGATATAAATGCAAACACCAGCGATGTTGTATTTCCACAATTTACAAGGTCGCAAAACTACAAAAAGGTTTACGAACTTGAACAACACATAATCACGAACCTTATAATTGGGGTTGACCATGCTACGGCAAACGATACTTTCGCTGTTGTGCCAGTGGCGGTTCTCGATAACGGAACAACACAAACACTAGAAGTCATGTATAACGACCCTGAAGAAACAAACAGAACTCTTGCACCTACCGAACAATGCGACTTGCTTGACGAGTTTCTTGATTTCCTTGACAATAAGTATGGAATTGTATATAACCGATTACAAGTTGTGTTAAGCGTCGACGGCGCTGCTTCACCTTTCATTGCGCAATTAAAACACCTTAAAAAGACAAGTCCACACAAGGCTTTGTGGAAAAACATTCAAATCAAAGGCTTTACAATGAAGAAAAAAGACACCAACCTTGGAATTATCAAAAACGCTTTCGCTTATGGCGTTCTTACAATTTTGAACGAAGGCGTTTATCAATGGAACGGTGACCTTAATAAGCATAGACTTGTAAAGGAAATCGAAAAACAACGATATAAAAACAGAAAATTAGACCCAGCAATCAAAAACGACTTGTGCGACGCCCTTGAATATGGTCTTGTGCCTTACTACATCAACTGCTACAATATTTCATTCCCTGTAAGACGCGACGATATTAAAATGCAGTCACATTATGACGATATTAGAAAGTTGGCTAATGTAAAATAAAGGAGAGAGATAAATGGAAAAAACCGAAAAAATGGTTGAAGAACCTAAAACTGAAAAAAAATCACTTACTGGCAACAAAATGCTTGATTTAATCATTGCGAAAACCTATTCAAGGCACAATGATTTGAGTGAAAGCGAGTTTTTGGAAGCAATCGGCTTCAAAGACAGCGGAAAGACCGAAGAAGAAGCGGTTAGAATTGCAATGATGAATGTAATCGTTGCTATGACAAAGGTTCTCATTGAGTGCAAAGGCACTTTGAACATTACAAATGGCTTTTTAAAGTCAATGTTGAACGAAGATGTGTCTGTTAAAGACGAAAAAAAAGGAGAATAGATATGGAAAACAAAATCGAAAACAAAGAAAACAAAGAAAATGCAGGGCTTGATGTTGAAGCCGTTGAAACAATGGTTGCTGATAGCATTTACAAGACCGTTAGTGACCCTAAACTTATGAACAGAGCATTGCTTAATTGCTTTTGCGAACTTATGGGTGAACTCAAAGATATGAAAAAACAATTTGACGAACTTATGGAAACAATTTCTATTGCGTCAGCCGATAAAGTAAACGATTTCTTTGTAAGAACAAGAGATAACCTTTCAAAGGAAACAAAAAGAGCAAATGCTCGTGCAAAAGTGGCAAAATCACACCAAAAATCAAAAAAAGCAACCAAAATTTCTAAAAAAGTGTAATATAATAAATAAAAGGGAGAATTAAAATGAGCCAACAAGTTTATGACATTGATACAGTCGGCTACGGCTACGGACTTGGAAATTTCTTTGATTTCTATGTAAACAACACTTTTTATTTGTTAGCACCTGATTATTATCGTTCATTTTACTCGATTTACTTAAACCGCTGTCTTGCAGTTTACGACGGCTGGGTAAACGGCTTTCATAATGTAAAGAGCGGTTTAACACCACAAAGAATGCTTCAAAGCATTACAACTGGACTTAATAACATGCTTTTTGCACATGGCATTGATTTCAGTGGTTCGAAAGTCGATTATGACTTTGCTGTTAAGTGGGCGAAGAAAACAAAATTCTACAAGGCAATTAAAAAGGCACATAAGTTTGCGATTGCTGGTGGGACTTCACTTTTGAAGTTAAATAGGGAAAATAAGGAATTATTTGCCTCTGCACACCGCATTGACACTTTCTTCGTAGATATAGACGCTAATGGTGAACTCTCGTCTGTAAAGGTGTTTTTTGACGCTATTCACAACACCAACAAGTCAGGCACAAAAGAACACTTCGGTATTTGCGAAGAAAGATATTTCAATGAAGACGGCAAACCTTGTGTAATGGCTACTGTTTATAAGGCTATCGGAAATCTTCAAACCGAAGTACAATCAAGACAGAACATTGGGTCTACAAGAATGCGTTGGGAGCAACTTCCACCAGATGTTAAGAACTACATTAAAAAGTGTTACCCTAGTGTTGTTTTGGATAAAGAGCAATACTTGCCATTCCCTAATTCACTTGGTTGTTACCTTTTGAGATTTACTGATGACATTCCACAAGTTCCAAACACACCTTTTGGACAACCTATTGGTGACATTTTGTGGACAGAAAACTTCCAGTTCGACCAAATGAAATACTTTGAGAAGAATGAAGTTGACCTTGCGAGAGCAAGAGCCTTGGTTCCAGAAGAAATGTGGAACAAAGATGACCCAGCCTATGACGACCGTGCGTTAGACCAAAGATTTTATCAGAAAGTTTCAAGTGTAAATGGTGACGACGACAAAGTTACACCTATTCAGTTCGCTTTGCGTGGAACAGACATGAAAACACAAATGGAGAACATCTACAAAGATTGTGCTTTCAAGTTGAACGTTTCTGCAAGTTCTATTGCTTCATTTTTGAGTGAAGGTGCTGGTGCTAGAACCGCCACCGAAATTATCAGCGAAAGGACAAAGAGTGACACATGGATTAAAGGGCAAATCAATCTCAATGCGCCTGAAATCAACGACATGCTTTCAGCGGTTATGTATTACTACAACCACGAGCCAGTTGAAATTATCTTAAAGGCAGAAGACCAAAGCCCATTCATTGAAAGACTTAAAACCAATAGTGATGTATTCAGTGCTGGAAATATGACTGCTAGACGCTTTGTAAAGGACACTTATAAGAACCTTTCACAAGCAGAACAAGAAGAAGAAATCCGCGCTTTGGAAGAGGCGAAATCTCTTCGAAATCAAATGCAAACCGCGACAATGGCTTCATGGCAAGGCGGAGATAAACGTGCAACGCCTACACCAGTGAGCCAAAATTCAGAAAAAAGTGTATAATATAAGTAACAGCAGTGAAGAACCACAGGCGAGTAACTGAAAATCTGTTACGGTATTATTAGGAGAAAACAATGTTTAATTTGTTTAAAAAACTCTTAAAACATAAACCCGAAGATAAAAATGAAGTTCGCAAGGTTTCAGAAGACGAAAAGTCGATGAAGAAACAGACGAAACTGGGGTCTAAAAAAAGAGAGAAAGGAGAACCAAAAATGCCAAACGAAAAAGAAAAGGTTGAAGACATCAAAGAAAACGAAAAAGTCGAAGAAACCAAAGACGGTAAAGTTGACGAAGAAAAAAAGGAAACTGTTGAAAAAGACAAGGCAGTTGACAAAGTAAGCGAAGACACCGAAACAAAAAATGCCGAGAGTGCAGAAAAAGAAGAAGAAAAAGCGCAAGAACCTATTGTTGAAACAACTGATGAAGAGAATATCAATGCAATTCCAGTCAATGAACTTGTAACAAAGGAAGACCTTACTGCTAGACTTTCAGCCTTTGAAGCAAAACTCGACGCAGTCATTAAGGAAAACCAAGACCTTAAAGACAAACTCGCACAATCACAGCAAGACGCTAATGATTTAAGAGATAAATACGAAAATAAAGATTTTGGAACACTTTCAAAAAAGGGAGTTGCCGAAAGAGACAAATCTGCAGAAAACACTTTTGGTGAAACCTTTGAAAGTTATAGCAAAAGATTTATGTAAGTATAAAAGCATTCCCACATGCTTAAAGTGGACAAAAAATTAAAAGGAGAAATTTACAATGGCTTTTCAAACCCTCAATGGTTACGATGTTGAACATGCAAGTTCAATGCTCGTATATGAAAACCTTTTCCCAACCATTCAACACATTGACGGAAAAGGTGTTATTGACAAATACACAAGCACAAACGATGTTGAGAGTGTAACTTACATTGATGTTATGCGTGTATTGCCATATGCTCCAAGATTTAGACAACTTGGCGCTACAAACAATGGTGCTTATCACAACGCACAAAACGAAGGTGGTTATAGAAACGCACCACAATCAACTCATTACACAATTCCAGTTGACTTGATTTACGACGAAGGTGTTCCTATCACATCACCACAAATCTATGCTAACCCAGTTGCTTTGAGACAAGTAGTTCTTGCACAACTTGTTAAAACAGCAGGTATGGCAATCAACGTTATCACTTACGCAAAACAAATTGAAGGCTTCTTCCGTAATGGTGACAACTTCGACAAGGCAAAAGCACATGCTGTTGGAGCAATCGTTGCTGATGATATTTCAGCAGACGAAATTGCAAACGCAGTTTTCGCTTATGACCCAAGCGTAGTTGCTACTGACGCAAACAGTTCAACAAACGCTTTCATTTCTGCTAACGAAAGTCTTAACGACGGTATTCCTGAAATCGGTGCTCTCGTAGTTCCTACTGACGAAAGACAAGGTTTCGTTACACCACAACTTAACAGACTTATGAAAGCTCAATACATGCAAAATGCAAGTGAAGCATCTGCTCGTATTCTTGCAACTGGTTTCATTAACCCATTTAATGGACAAGAAGGCAAGAGAATTGATACAGACACTGGACTTTGCGGTATGTATGACGGAGTTGACCTTTTCATGTTTAACAGACCTGTAAGACAATTTGTTTATGTTGCTCTTGGACTTTTGGGAACAGCAGATGACAGTGCTGGTAAACTTCCTACCGTTCGTGGACTTCTTGACAAATTCACAGGTATGATTGTTTATGGTGCTGGTACTTGCCGTGGTATCGTTGGACCTTCTGTTGAAGCAAACCCTAACACATACTATGGTGGAGTTTATATCCTTCCAAAAATGAAAGTTGGTGTTGAAGTTCTTCATGGTGCTACAATCAAAATGATTATTGATGCTGGTGCTGCTCTTGCTAATACATGGACTGCTGCTAACATTGCTGATATCATGAACACTATTAAGTTCACACCTATCGACGGTAAAGTTGTTAAAGGAAACAGCGTTGTTGCTGGATTTAACGACGGAACTACTAACTAATTTAACCTACTGACCTACTATCTATCTCTCTAAAACGGTGGCACAAAACCCACCGTTTTTCTTATTTTTGTGTATAATATAATTAAAAGGAGAAATTTTTTATGGCGAAATTTGCAAACTGCGGTTACGGAAGTGACGGACAAGGAACTGGAAAAAGTGAAGGCGGTTACACTTATGTTGTGAACAACAATGTAAGGACTGGTCAAACACTTCAATTAAGTGTTAAGCATGCCAAATCGCAAAGAATTTTCGGTACAACTGGTAAAGTCCTTTCAACAGCGAAAGAAACAAGTGCCAAAGGGCAAGAAGTTAAAAGAGAACTCGAAGAGAAAGAAATTAAAGAAGTGGCAAATGCTTATACTGGTAAGGAACTTGGAGCAACTCGTGAAAGGGCTGAAAGCGGAAAATTTTCAAGCCAAAGCCGTCAAGGTTATTATGAAGACCAAAAACCTATTACAAGATATCAACAACAAGTTCGAGGCGGAAACATTCTTGCAAGACAACAACAAACTGGCGGAGAACTCGCAAAAACACAAAAAACAACAAAAGCAATTGAAACTTTTGAGAGTTACAGCAAACAATTTATGCCAAAGGGAGACGAAGAAAAATAATGAATAACTACATTGCACCTTATTATACAAAAGAACAACTTTTGCAACTTGACGAAAGCGAAATACATTTTCCTTTTAGTGATGACGACGCAATTTATGACGGACTTACTCACCAATATGAACTTACTGACAAATATTTTTACGAAAGGGGCAGAAATCTTCAAATTGAAATTGACGGAAACGAGCCTGATAAAGTAAAACATTTCTTGCGTTATTTGCGTTTAAAAGTTTATACTAGAATTTACACACACAACAAAAGTACAAGGAGCCAACTTAATTACATGATTGCTAAAAGGGGAATTAACGGCTTTTCACCTTATGAATACCGCCAAACTTTCCTTGAAGCTATGTTTATTGAAGGTTGCTATTTGCTTGACAACGGTGACCTTTCAAATGTTGCTGGTGTTGATCTTGACACAATGCAAAACATGAGTGGTGACGTCATGAGAAACCAAGACAGAGATTTCCACAAAGACGCCGTTGGTATTTTGACACAACTTGGACTTAACTATTATGGAAGATACTGGTTTACTCCACAAGGAAAAGACTGGTAAGGGAGTTTTGCCTTATGAAAATGAAATTTAAAAGCACAACATTGAACCCAAAGGCTTTGCTTTATAAACGATATACAAGCATTGAAAAAAGCTTTAGTCCTGAGACGGTTTACAAGACTTCTGATGATAAATTGTGGTTTTTTGATAAAGAAGCACTTCAATTTATTCAAGTTCCACCATCTGACATTGATTTTGTTGAATATGTTAAAAGTAACGGCACAAACTTTGTGGAAACCGATTATGAAATAAACCAAAACACCGTCGTAGAAATGACAGCTTCAAATATTGTTCCTGCTGGGAAAGATGAAGAAACCCACTTGTTTGGGTCTTCGAATTTTTACATTTTAAAACCAGACTATTTGAGAACACGTTTTATTCTTGGTACAGGCACATACAGTGACACCCGCGGTGAACAGTCGGCAATGATTTGTTATTATGGTGAAAAAAATAACATTGGAACACGTTTCACATTCAACCCTGACGATAGAAAATACACTTTAAAATACGGACAAACAGGGCTTGATGTTTCAGACGGAACCACAACTAACCACTTTGATTTTTATTCAACATTTCCTACAATTATGTCAAGCCCACAACCAAAAGCTTTGATATTTGGTGTTTCACATGGAGATTGGGAGACCTATAGACCAAACAGAAAATTTTCAGCCATTACACTATATGAACTTAAAATTTATGAAAACGATGTTCTTGTTAGACATTTTCTTCCTTTTGTTGATAAGGTGACAGGTGAAGCTGGTTTATATGAAGCAATTAAAGGGAATAAATTCTTTTCAACATACAATACTTGTACAAACCAAAGAAGTCCGTTATCTGCTGAAGGTGCAAGTAAAGTAGATGTTTTAATAGCTCCAAAGAAGGCAAACATAGTTGAAGTGTCTTCCAGCAACTTTTTAAAGTTTGAAGACTACATGTTTCAATATGTAAGGATTACAACCGAAAATGCCGTTTGGGTTAGATTTCCTTACAACGGAGTAACTCAGGAACAAACAAATTTAAACTTGGTTAATGTAAATTATTCAAATATTGCAAAATATCAGAAGAACAAATACTTTTTCGCAGGTTCTTTTGACTGGGTTATGAACGGAAGCGAAAGTGGAACAACTGGTCAATACATTAAAGGTAACATCATGCCTTTAAAATCGTTTAATATCAAATACTTTACTGACGACCTTGAAATTTGCGAAGATGACTTGGTGGTCATTGACGGCAGACTTTATTCGGTTGAAAACCCTGAAATAACACATAAACATGCACCAAAACATTTCAATATTTATTTTGCAACACTTAACAGCATTTTATAGGAGTGAAAAATGTCACAATATAGCCAAACATTTTCCATAACCGACATTCTTAACAATAAAAAACTTTACGGAAAGTTGCCAATAATCAATTACAAGGAAATCCAAAAGGAAGACGGAAAAGTTTCTCGAAGGACAAATGCGAAGACCGTAAATAGGTTTATTTTCGACACCGCAATCTCGTCCGCAAGACCCTTTTATAGACCGATATTGCCGTCTAGAAGCGGTAATTTGCTCATCATCGGTGGAACACTCGTGGGAGACCATAATCAAGCAGTTGACGCAGTCTATCAAGCACTTGTTGCGTCAAAAAGTATTATAAGTTTAACAGCAAATAGTCGTGAAATGTTGATGTCTGCTGTTAAGGAAACCGAAAAAAATAAAAGGAAATATGGCATTGACAGCAAGCTTTATTTAAGAGTAAAATCAATGCAACAAATCGAAGCCATGAGCAAACAAGAAATTTTTGCCCTTTACCAAAATATAATGGAAAACATTTTTTATGGTGACGATTTCCCTGAAACACAAAAAAAATTTCAAGTTGATAAACTATACATAAAAAGTTCCTTGAACTATAATCAAAGAAAGGAACAATGGAAAAGAAAAGTAGGAGACTAACAATGAGAACTGTTTTCACATCAGAAGACATAAAGAATATAATCGAAACAATGTTTAACGGCAATATTGCCACCTACAAGGCGAGTTCAGGTGAAGTCAGGTATGAAAACCCGAACAGTGAAGAAATAACCGTTCTAGACACAAATTCGGGGCTAAAAACCACATTAGACCTTGCAAAATATTTGAATATTGAATTTTATTCATGGAGACAACGATTAATTGAGAAAGGGAACGAGCCAATCAGTAATAGTGCGACCCTTTCAACATTTGAAAGTTGGGTTGAAAGTTTAAACTATTCAATAAATGAAAGTTATGGCTTGGTTGAGAAAATTGACGAAGAAGTTACTGCTAGCCAAGACATTGATAGTTCGGTTATAACTGGAAAAGTTACATTTTTGATACAAACCGATAAGGTCAAAAACCTTGACTATTATGTTGCAAAGATAAGAAACAAGTATTTAGGTGTGCCACAAGACATTCAGAACTCTTATGGTGACATAGTAAAAGCTTACATTATGATTGGTTCACTTATATATGACAATGAACCTTCAATGACACAAGTTGGCGAATGTATTATTTGCAGTTTTAATTTCCGCATTAGTTATTTGAATGACGCATTGAATTATAGTGATACAAAGGTTGAGATTTCGCTCGATAATCAAGCGACTTATAATGAAATGCCTATAACTAAACAGACATGGCAATTAGTTGCGACCGAAAATGCATTGCCTATGTTTTTAAGACCTGACTTGACTGGTATGGAAGCAACCGCCCTTTCAATGGTTAAAACGCTTGCCTTTTATGATTTCAAGAGTAGTCCGCTTTCAATGGCTTTTAATGACTTATTTTGGTCTAGTTGTGCTATTAGTGTTGACGGAGTTGCTTCAACCGTTAAAGATGTAAATATACCAGTATTTATTCGAGTAACAAGCAACGGACACACCTATGTGTTTAAAGATATGATTTCCGGAATGGAAAAAGTTATCACAAATAGTGACTTCAATATTTCAAGCATAACATTAAAAGGCTGGGCAAAGATTGTTCAACAATAAAAATAAAGGAGAAGTACAATGGCTACACTTTATCAACAAGGGACACAAAGAATAGAAATAGTTGTTCGCAAAGAGAGTGACGGCTCAAGTGTTGGAGCAAAGACCACAGAACCTGAAAGTGCTGGCGGAAAAGGTGGCGGTGAAACAACTTGGAAGACTGCTATTTTCGGTAGTGAAAGCCCTGAAAGAATTAGAAGGGTTATCAAGATAAATGCCACTCACATGATTGCCGTTTCTAAACAAGTCGTTGGACTTGCAATGGAGTATAGGCATGCTGGAATTTCTTATAAAACTGGTGACCAATCGTTACAAGACCAAGTAAAAAGAAAGGTTGAAGTTATTGAAGATGCTTCCAATGTTGCTTCAAGTGTTGCCATGGGTGCAGTATTCGGTTCTTTCCTTGGAGCTGCGATGGGATTGATTTCAAGTGGGGCTTCAACAATCGTTAAGTACCGCAGTCGAGAAAGAGAGTTCAATTACAAAATGTTTAAAGAGAACAATGCCATTGAATACAAGCGTGCAAGGGCGCATGTCAATTTAACAACAGGGAGATTAAGATAAATGATTTACGCTAAACTTTACAAGTATGATAGCACAAAAGCCGATTATAAAGGCGAAGATTTTTCAAAGTATATTCTTCTTGCACCTGAAACGACAGAAGATTTACAAGAAATACTTGATGTCGCAGATTTGACACTTGTTGGGCTTCCTACAAGTAAAGAATTTGAGCCTTCGACAAAATTTATTTTCGAAATTTGGGACGACCTTGTAACTGATGCACCAGTAAAGTCTTTTCACTTATGTGTTGCACAAGACCTTGTTAGCCAACCAATTTTAAGTGATGATAATTATTTTAACCACAACATTTCGTTCGACGAAGCAAGTGTTATTGCTCAAAACCGATTGGTTGACAACATTGCCGTAACTTATAGGCTTCAAGAAGTTTCTTTAAGCGGTAAAATGCAGTTTGACCCTAACCAAAAAGCCGAAGTAAGTATTAAAAATATAAACAAGAAAGAGATTTCAGACCCATTCCAATCAAGTATTAAAAGTCTTGTAAGTGTGTTTCACAATGGTCGAAGATTTAACTGGGAATTTCCGAACTGGTTCGCTAGCGGAAGCACAAATAACTCATCTATTGACGAATGGAAAAACTTCGCTTATTATCAAGGAACAAAAACAACAAAAGAAGTTACACTGCCAATACCTATGTTAAGAGTTGATACATCAGTACAAAACTCAAACGATTACGTTAAACAAGGTTATTGTTCGGTCAGAGTTGATGTTATCGAAACTGATTTGGCAAGTGGCGAACAGATAAATGTTCAAGGTTACCCTATTGTTGTAAACCCTTGCACATCAAATGAACACGAAAATGAATGGTTGCAATCTTGGGAAAGTGAGAAGGCTATTATAAACGCAACTACCCCATGCCCAGCACTTAACAAAGGTGAGATTTTAACCCGAATTAAAGTTAGACAATCTGGTAGTGTTGGTGTAAATGGTCTTACTGACTTATATGTTAAAACAATCGCAAAATATGACACTAATCCAACAAACAGAAGAATAACATTTACTATAAAACCTAACAAACAATACACCGTAAGAGTTTCACTAGCAAATCTCAAAGGTAGAGACAGCGACGGATACATAAAAGACGACACCGAAAATGCACGTTACGAAAACGCTGCTTTCTATACAGGTTTTATTGCTTGGAAAGGTACAAACTATGATAACTTCCCAACAAACACTGATAACCTTTCCGCTTCGATTTCATTTAAGTGCCTCCAAGAAGACGAAACCAACCGCATTCTTCTTCACCAAGCACCACAAGAAACCGCATATGACCTTTATAACAAATCACAATTGACAGTACAAAATGTGGCGAAAGAACAAGGAACACCTATAACCGAAACAAAACAAGCATTTTATCTAAACGATGACGACGCAAAAGAATTAAAAAATACAGTTATTGTTGAAAACTTCTACAACCAAAAGAACCTTTGGGAAATTCAACTCGACATTGGGAAATACATTCATGCCGTTCCTAAAACACGATTTGGTGCAGACGATAGGCTTGTAACCTCATTTAAAAGGCTTGGAATGCCCCCAGCAGACGCAGAAGAAATTCAGTCGAATAAAATATCTATCTACAACAGCAAAAGCATTGAAAACTATATTTCGGCTTGTTCTTCATATGTTTCTAACATGGTTCAACTTGGTGGCGTTATTAATGAATGGGTTGCTCCAAAGTCTTCAAGTGAAGATTATTTGGTTTACAACGATGTTGCCGAAATTATAACAAGCAAAAATATAATTGAAATTGTAAACATGGAAGTTAAGCGTATTTCCGACGGAACTATAAGAAATTTGGCTGGCAAAGGTACTAATGGTGAAAATAGCAACGGCTACATTTTTGAAAAAAATATTTACGATTTACTTCCTATTGACGGAAGATTAAGAACAAATAAAGGGCTTGCAATTTACTATGAACTTGGTGGAAACACGATTAAAGGGTTAAACTATCAATTGCCTTCTGTTAGCCGTGGTGATGCTACTAGCGAGTATGCTATTAAGCGAATAATTGCAGATGCTTTCAAAACTGACGAAAGTGGTTTGCCTTATGTACAAAGTAGCATTGCAAAAATCAAAGTAAACGACTATGTTTTTCACATTGTTTATAGAACAAAGGATACTTTGAGAAGTGACCAAACAAGACCTGACTTGAGAAAATACATGCTCAACTCAAAATATGACCGTGTTCCCCTTCATAACCAATTTAACAACCAACAAGATATCGTTGTTGATAGTGTTAAGTTTGGTAATAACATTTACGGAAAACTTATCAGAACTGGAAACACGGAATACACTATAACTGAATGGCTTCCAAACTCGTTACAGATTAGAAACACTGGTGAAGTCTATAAAATCAAAGGTGACATTTATTATGTTACACGAGTAAAAAACACTTATTATAAAGACCACATTGTAAGTGAAGTGACATTTTCTAAGGACTACAACCAATTAAGTGAAATCATTGGAATTCCTAGTGAACCAAGATTTTATGAGATTAGTGAACAAAGCATTATTAAACGAGAAGTTTCTATTAACGATTATATTGTTCTAAGAACAGCCGACTCAAACCAACTGCCAATATATTACAACCAAGGGCAATTGAGTTTTACTACTCGTAATAGTTGGGACTATTTATGCCAACTTTTACTTAGAACACAAGTTAGCAGATTTCCATTTTCAGGTGAATTTCCTAAATATGCAATTACGATTTTTAAAAATGACCAAGAACGAAAATATGGTGACGTATTAGGTAACGAAACGTTTTATAAGGAAGTCTGTCACCCTATAAATGCCTATTCAACGCAAAACACACTTACTTTTGAATGGGACATGGTGGACAACTTTTCTGCAGGTGACGAAGTTTCTCCTACCATTTATGAGTATGAAAAAGGTAAAACCACAACTGACAAAGATTACCGCACTCTTCAGCCAGTTCAATACACTGACGCCTTTGGAAGAAGTGACTTATTTGATTTCTTGATAATGTTTGACATTCCTGATTTAACCGCAGACCAAATAATGAATTTGCCAAACTCACCTTTAAGAACTCGCTTCCCAAATTATACAACTTATATTGGTAAATTAACCACAAAAAGTGTTGATGTTTCTGTACCAGCTACTGATGCACAGTTGACAGATTTTGTTGTTAAACAACAAGGCAGACAGCCACAAGACGGTGACGGAATTATAAATGAAGTTAATATTTCAAGTTCTGTTTCCGCTGACCAAACAAGCGAAGATTATTATTTTTGTGTTTATGAAAATTCTGCATGGACTAAAACTTTAACTTATGACCCAAACGAATATTCGAAGCCATATATTACTACACAGAAAGACAATTACTTATTTGGAAATGAAACGATTGAAAGAACATGGGCACCTGGAAGTGGCTATCAAGACCCAACAATTGGTGATAACCTTCACGGCTTGGCTTTGTTGAAAGATAACCGAGAGCAAATTTCCATGAACTACAACATTCAAATGGTAACCGATAGTGACCGTTTAGTTGTTTCTTCATATGTTTGGCAACCTAACAAACAAAACATACGACTTGTTCTGCTTAACGACGAAATAAACAAAATTTCTACAGGGCTTATCAATAAGAATACCATCATAGAAGGTAAATCGTTTAAGCTTAACGCAAACCTTATAAACCCACCAACAAATGTTGAAACCAGTGATGATTATATTCTCATTAAAGTAAGTGAAATTCTTGCGAACGAAGATTTGACAGGGGTTTCGGCAATTGCCGTTATCGACGACACTGAATTTAAGGAACCCGAATTAAGTGGTTCACGTTATTATGTATTCGGAAGAAACATAAGTGACCTTACAGTACCTAAAAAGGAAATAGAAACACAAGAAGAATATGACACAAGAATAGCAGAAGCAAAAAAAGACTGGTGGTTGTTTTCACTTAACAAAAGAGAAATATTAAACAATGTACAATAAGAAAGGGGATAGAATGCCCCTTTTTTCGTCTAAAAGTGTATAATATAAGTAAACGACAAAATTTTAAACGAGGTTTAAACACATGCTCACAATAAAAGTTTTTTTAGAAGACAATGGTTCTAGCAAAGAACTAAAAAAAGATTTCCCACTTTATCAAGGGGCATACCAAGATAAATTGCTCAACATTTATGTTCCAACAAGTATTTTGGCACCACAATTTACAAGCACAAGTGCGAGTGGACAAGTAACCGCAGAATATGTTGCTGGTACCGCTGTCAAGATTGGTATGACCTATGTTGATAGAGACGGCTCTATTCATAAAAGTGAAAGTTATTATGTAAGATACTTGAAGACCCTTACATATCAGAATGTCGAATATGCACTCTTTGAAAGAAAGTTGCCAAAAGAGTTCACACTTTATGCAGGTCAAGGACAAAATGCTCCTACTATGATTGTAAATGTTGTGAATGTTGACACTTCAACAACTCCACCAACACTTCTTTCGATTGTTACGAGCCAAGAGTTCAAACTTGATGTTCTTCCAAGTACAGAACTTGACAGAGATAATGTACAAGAGGCGAGCGAACTTGATACTCTTGAAGCACAAATCACAGCAATTAACCAAACACTTGCTAAAAAGCAAGACAAAACAGATGAGACAATTAGCCTAGCACAATTTCCATCACAAAAGACCGTTGTTGGAGCGATAAACGATATTGGTGGGCAAGTTAAGAGCAATACTGACACCATAGGAACTAACACTGGCGATATTTCTAGTCTTGAAAGTAGGGTTCAAACACTTGAAAACACAACGGCTGGTGCAGAAACACCAGTTGGTCAATTAAGTGGTTCTTCACTACCTACAAATAACGAATTAACATCATTTACCATTTCACAATTAGCAAGACAACCAAGACCAAACGATAGCATTATATTTGTTTTGGAAATTGCTGGTGCGACAAACAAAAACTACAAATATATTTATTATGATACAACAACACAATGGAAAGGTTATGAAATACCACCTATTGAACAAGCAAGCAACGGAAGTCTAGGAACAATTAAGGGAACTTACGGAATTGGCTCAACAAACAATGTATTAGTAAATATTGCTGGTGGCGAAATTAAAGGCATTTACTACCTAGATGAAAATGGTGTTTATCAAAACATTCGCACAAAAATTAACTTGCTCGATGTTATTCAAACAAACATAATCGACGGAACACAAGTTGTCGGAATTTCTACAAAGGCAATACAAGACCAACTCGGCAATGTTATCAATTTGACTTATGCAAAACAAAGTGATGTTTACACAAAGACTGAAAGCGATAGCAAGTATTTGCCAAGCACATATACAAATGTTTACTACTATTCTGCAAATGGACTTGTTGACGACATTCCAACAACACCAGCGAGTGGTATTCAATTTACCAAGACCATAAACACTGTTGGCACAACAAACATTTTCTCAGTCGATAGAACCTTAGAAGGAAATTATAACTTTACAAAGAACAGCACTGATGTTTCAGCAATTTGGGTAAGTGTTGATAGAAACTGCACACTCGAATTTAGACTAACAACTGAAATTGAAAAGAGCATTTTACCTGCAACACTTTTGTCAGCCGAACTTACTGGTGAAATTGCTTTGGTGGCGAACACTCCAACTCTTTTAAGTATTCCTGCTATTTATTCAGCATTAGGCAATACCGAGTTTAAGGCAAGTGCTGGTGACACTTTTATTAAGACGTTTGATGTTATTTCGACTGAAAGCACTGCAACAACTGTAAATGTTTATTCAAATGCTGTTTACCCAAGTACATTTAATTTGTCGGCTCAATCTATAACTTTCGATGTAAACACTATTGGCGGATTAAAATCTATCCCTATTAGCAAAAGCGAATGGACTGACAATAATGACGGAACTTATAGTGTTGTTGTTCCACAAACAAAACACCAACAAGCACCAAGCACAAATTATGTTCTTGACTTGCAAGAAATGGTTTCAGCAACTACTTATGAGAGAATTTCTTTCACTGCAAAAATTGATACAGACGGAAATATTACTCTTACGGCTTACGAACCTTTAACATGTGTACTTTTAATCGGGTCAAGTATTTCGAGCGAAGAAAGGGGCATTTTGACCCTTACAAACCCTACAACTCTACCAAACATTGATTATGTTCAATTTGGAGCATTGAGAATAGAACAAACCGAAACGGCAACCGCATTAACATTGCCAGCACCAAGTGATGTTGGAAAATTTACAACATTCTTTGTTTCTAACTCTGCAACAAGCACACAAGAAATTTTAGTCAATGGCGAAGAAATAAGTGTTGACAGCGGAATGCAATTTAAGTGGAATGGTGCAGAGTGGCAAGTTGGAGAACAACCTACTGACACTGACGAAGTATATGACAAGGCAAAATCACAACTATTGAGCCAAACATTAAGTGATATGCAGATTGCAACAAATAATGCAGACGCTCAAATTCAAGGGCTTGATAATTCTAAACTTGATATAGATTTGGGGAATGTTGACTTACAAGGTTTAGGCGAAAAAGTTTTTGACTGCGATTTAAACAAATACATTTATAGAGAAATAAACTCTCAAACTGGTGTTGATTTAACAGCCGTCGAATATGACAATCAATATGGAATTGTTTTGCTATTTGATTTCACAGCAGACAACGAAACAATCACTCAAACGATACCACAACCTTTAAATTCAGTGATAGACATTAAACTTGCTTTACAACAAGGCGGAACATATCACACTGGTTGCAAGTTAGTTTTACAGCCAGCAAGTGGTGTTCAAATCAATGGAACAAGCACACCTATCGAATTGACAGCAGATGGTTATAATGGCACATTAAAACCTATTACTGACGGAAATTGGCAGTTTGATAAGATAAGCGAAGCACCTACATTGAATGTTACTGACGGAAATGTTTCACGTGAAACATCAACACTCGTTGTGGATAAACAATCAAGTGGGCTTGAAGTTTATGCAGTGCCTAATCAATCAAATCAAACAGGCATAAGAATACAACCTGACTTATTGGCGAAAACTTTGCCTGATAACTTCTATGCTAAATTAAACGGAGCAGAATATATCAACTTTGCAAATGGTGCAAGTGTTATTGACGGCAAAATTTGGTGTGGTGACATTGAAGCAAGCGAAAGTTCGTATGTTTATGCAGAGCCAACTACAAAAAGTGTTATTTGTCAAGCAGTCGGTGATGACACTGAAACCGCTTATACAATTAAGTTCGTGGCTGACTTTGGCGATTTCGAAGCACAAAGTGACGGCTACGTATCAATTTATGTTCAAGACAACACAACTAACACAATTTTGAATGACGACAAAGGAAACCCTATCGGTGTTAAAGAATACTTTAAGACTGGCGAAAAAATCACTCGTTTAGTTGCATATGGAATTAAGACTTTCTCGTCTATGGTTAAAGTTGGCTTTGTTGTTGAAAATGGCTTTAATGAAGTGCTAGAATTAACACAAGATACTTGCTATTCTATTCAAGCATTACAAACTGGCAAACAAGTAAGTGCTGGCGATAATGCGTTTGACATTTCAACTGGACTTCGCTGGGAAAAGCAGTTTAGATACTATTATAGCGATTTATTAAAACTTGACTGGCTTAAAAACGAAACCATAGCAGAGCAAACAATTCCTGCTGGTGCATATAACTACAATGACGGACTTCATTTAGATGTTATTACTAACCCACTCAAATTCACAGTTAGTGGCGGAACAATTAAGATTGAAGATAACGGCACTGATATGATGTTCTGTGCATTTGGTCGTGTATTTGATAGAATTGACACTGCAAATCTTAAAGGCAAGACCCTAAATATTGCCTATAAAGGCACAAACAAAGATAATGCTTGGAATGTCCACTTGTTAACTTATACTGGGGCTAATAACGGGCAATTTGACACTCAAATCGTTACTGGAATATCAAACGACACAATTGCATTTGCAACTGGTTGGACTGATGCATCACAAGTCTTTATAACCGAAGATGTAACAGGCGAACACGAAGTTGACGGAACATTTACAATTCCAACAACTGCATTTGACCGAATGGCTATTTTGCTTATACCAGTTTCACAACAATTACCAAACTCAATCGAGATTAGCAACCTTAATGCAAGCCTAACAAACGGCTTTACTGATAGAGAGTTGATATTAGGAACAAGCGTTCGTGAAGAGCATTTGAGATATGACAGCACTTATGCTAAATTCAAAGACGATGTTCAAGGACTTGCTTCTATAAGATACACAATCAATAGTGGCGACACAAAACTTCCTTTCGGTTATAAGGTAAGCGGAAATGGAGCAGTCAAACTTGTTAAAATTTGGCAAGACAATGCACAACTTAATGGCGAAGGTGGACTTAACTTTACTAATAAAGACAAGGTTACAATGCGAGTTAAAATACCACTTCATCGTGGCGAAGGTGCTTTGACTGGGCAAACCGAAACAACAACTTTTGCACTTTATAAAAGACAAGCAGGCACTGACGCAACCGATATTGCAGACCCTACCAACTTTGACATTACTAACTTTGTAGAAATCAGCGGAACAAGTCAAGACTTCGTTATTCCAGCAAGTGAAACCGACACTTTCTATGTAAACTATATTACAACCTTTAACCTGACACAAAATAACGAAACAATTATTTTGGTAGGCAAGACAACTCACAACACTGGTAGTTATATTTTTATAACACCAAAGACACCTTTAATAACCGATATTCAAGGCATTGAAATTGTATAGGGAGAAGAAATATGAAACAATTAACTCAAAGCGAATTTAAGAGAAATGGGAAGATTTGCAAAAATATTTCTTCTCCTGCCCCTAGTGGCACACAAAATCAAATCACAGACTTGATTGACGACAATGGGGTGTTGAAGCAGTCAACTGACGGCGGTAGCACTTTTATAGAAGTTGAAACAAAACAAGGCTACGAAGCGGTAAAATTTACGCCACAAACGCTTACAGAAGCGGAAAAATTGCAAGCACGAGAAAATATTGGTGCGGGAAGTTCTGGCTTTGACGGAAATTATAACTCACTCTCAAACAGGCCGATTTTAAATACTGACAATGAAACAAGTCAAACCGCAAATGCAAGCGAAACAATCGAGAACACAGTAAACTTACACAAGATTTCAAAAACTGGTGCTTTGGCAGACAGTATTCAAGACAGCACACACAGAACAGTAACTGACACCGAAAAATCAGACTGGAACAATACTAACTTTTCAAGGCTCACAAATGTGCCACAAGCAAGCACAAGCACTGCTGGTATTATTCAAATAGCAACTGACACAGAAGCGGAAAACGGCACGAATGAGACGAAAGCAATTAACCCTAAACAACTTTTAACTGCAATTCAAGGGCTTGGCTCAGTGTTTACAATTAAAGGCTCAGTCCCAACTAAAAATGACTTGCCAGCAACTGGAAACACTATTGGCGATGTTTGGTATGTCATTGATGAAAGCGTTGGTTACATTTGGCTCAATGATGGAACAACCGACAGGTGGGAACAACTCGGCGTGCCTATTGATTTAAGCACTTACATGCAGTTTAGTGATGTTATAAATAATCTCACGAGCGACAATATTGACAAACCATTGAGTGCATATCAAGGCAAAGTGTTAAAAGCATTTATTGATGACTTACAAACAGCAATAAACACCGAAACGACAAATCGTGAAAATGCTGACACTAATTTACAAACGGCAATAAACAACATCACAAACAATACAACCAAAATTGCTACCCCTTATGGTGGATTTGCTGGTGGTGGTAAAGCAAAAGTAGAACTTGCTGGTGGTGCTGTCGGCGGCGGAGCAAGTTCGTCAAGTGGTGGTGCGATTGGAAATGAAGCCAAGACAAATAGTGGTGGTGCTATTGGTTGTGCTGCACATGCAACAAGTGGTTTTTCTGGTGGTTTCATGGCAAGCTCAGAAGTGGACTCTATTCAGTTAGGAAACGGAACAAACACACAAGAAAAAACCCTGCAGGTTTATGATGACAATCTTTACAATGCCAACACACATCAGTTGTCATCTGCTTTATTAAATGCAATTTACCCTGTTGGCTCTGTATATATTTCTGTAAACGCAACATCACCTACTTTATTATTTGGTGGAAAATGGGAAGAACTTCCAGCAAATAATGCACTTTGGACAACTGCAACTTCTTCTGCAAATGCTGGAACAACAATTTCTGCTGGACTTCCAAATATCACTGCGGCTTACAACTATATTCTTTCGAGAAATGACAATTATAGTGCAAGCGGAGCTGGAACTGCTAATAAAAATGATGACACAACAAGACAATATAAATTAGGAGAAAGTTACACACTTAACCTTTCTTCACAACTTAGTTTTGATGCATCAAAATCAAATTCAATTTACGGAAATTCAACAACGGTTCAACCACCAGCATATAGAATTTATGCTTGGAAAAGAACTGAATAAGTAAAATAAGGAAGTGATAGAAAATGCTTTATAATATAGAATTAAATAAAGTGCGAACAAAAGTCGATTGTCAAACTTGTAAATATTTTGATAGACGCACAAAAGATTGTAAAGGGATTGGTAAATGTTGTTTTGAATACAATGAAAAAACACGAACAATATTTGACCCAATCACTAAATTGCCTCTAAAATTAGAGAGAGGAGAAAAATAAAGGAGAAAAATTATGGAAATTCTTAATCAAATCTGGCAAGCAATCGCACCTTATGTTGCCGGTGTATCCATTTCTGGTATTATATCAACAATCATCTACGGTTGCTTAAAAGGTGCGTTCAATCGCACAATCAACAAAATCAATGTTGAGAAAATCGCAGACCAAGCCACAGAAAAAGGCATTGAAAAGGTGAAAGAGGTTTCATTTAAACAGTCCATTCAGCCACTGTGCGAAAGCGAACTTAAAAAAATCACGGAGCAAGCAAACGATTACATGAAATCTTATCTTGACGAAATGAACAAGAAATACGACCAACTTATCGAAATCATTGAAAAACTTTCTGCTTACTTTGACAATTCTATTGGAGTTTCAGATACAGCAAAGAAAGATTTGAAAGATAGTATAAATAAGGCGAAAATTGCCCCTACAACGGTCGAAACCGAAGTCGTTGATAAAACATACGAGGAAACACAAGAAAGTGGCTCCAAGGTGGAAATTTCGGGCTCAAAAGCACAAAGGTAGGGTAAAAAAATGAACGATAGAGCGAAATACATAATTTACTCTATTTTAGACTTTGGTTTGTTCTATGGTGGAACTGCTGGGGTCATTGTTTACAACTATATAACACCTGACAACACATTAGGGTTCAAACTTACATTTACTGGCATTTGTCTTTTAATTGCATTGATACTTATGTCGAAGGCAATTTTTGAAAAGCACTACCGCCAAAAAATGGACAGTCTTTTAGAGCAACTTGCGAATGCGACCGACCCTGATGTGAAGGCTGGTATTAAAGAGCAGTTGGACAAACACAAGACCAAAGACGCTATCTATAAGCAGTTAATGATACTTTTACCATTTATAATCTTATATATAGTAACTTGGCTTGGTGCAACTGCTTTGAGTTCTCTTAACGGAACAGTAGGGTTAATTCTGTTAAGTATGACTGGTGGCTCAATCTTCAATATTTTGAAGAAGCCTGTTGGCGAAAGACTTAATGTTGAAAAAGTGACCAAGAAAGTCAAGGCTAAAAAGGAGTAAATAAATAATGAGTGATATGGTAGATAAGTACAGTGGGAAAATAAAAGGTGGAGTGGCAACCATTAGAATTAGGACATGGACATTAACCCTTGCGGTTATTATTGCCTTAGTGTTCTACTTTTTAATGAATGTTATTCTGCGACAGAGTTTCGACTTTATTCTTTTCTGTTTGTTAGTGGTTCTGCAAATTTTGATACATTGTCTTTACTTCCCTGACGGAGAAATATTTGGGGCAAAAGACAAGACATTTGTTGCTAACCGTGAAGCCTACAACGCAAAGGCAACACTTATAACTGACAAACAAAGAATAGAAGCGTTAAGTGATTTTTGTGATTACGACTACGAGCAAAGAAAAGACCGCTGGGTTAAAAACGAATGTGGTGCAATAGGTATCACACTTGAAGACCTTGAAGAAATTTCAATGCTTGACGCAAAACAAATTAAAACAATGACAACTTGGACAAAGACCGCTAAACTTGAAGACGGAACAGAACAAGTTGTAAAAGCAGTACACTTTACAAGGAAAAGACGAAAAAGACTTTGTAAACTTG